ATAAATAATTAGAATTAAAATAGGCGCACACAGCAACTTACATAGGTAATCTATGAGTCATCGGTTCGATTCCGATTATGCCAACCAAAATCTGGCGTATCGCCCAGCGGGTAGGGCAATAGAAAAAAATGTGCCTAGATGAAAGGATTTTATGAAGATTTATATTTCATATTTTGCGCAAATTCGTAATTTCCCGCCCAACTTGGTTGGGCTTTCCACTGCAGTTTGGAATCCAAAATGGCTGCGGAAAGGAAGAAGCCAAAATGGAATTATTTGGTTGGATATTCCACCACTGAAACCTGGGAAGAGTTGTGATGGACTATGTAATGGCAAATGCTCTCCTAAGCATCCAAATGATTGTGAGTTCTTACGCGAATATAAAAATCAGCTAGATAAGATAGATTTCAATATGCTGATGGAGCACCTTCAAGTATTAAGTGAGACTATAAAAATTGGAGAACAATTTGATAATGTAGATTTTGCCTTGTTAGTCTATGAAAAATATGATAATATTTGCTCTGAACGATGGCCTCTTATTCAATGGTTTAAAGAACATGGTATGGAGTTGGAAGAATGGCAATTAGACAAAAACCAATAACTACAGAAGAAGAATTTTATGAATTATTAAGTAAAATAGATCCTCATGAGCGCGGCGAAACTTTATACATTCAATGGAATCCAAATTATGAAGCAAATGATGAAAATTGGCCACGGGTAGAATTACTAGAAAACTTTCTTTGGATTCATGCTGGCCCAAATGATTCTTGGTGGTATATTGAAAATGGAGATGCCCGTGCTTGGAAAATGTTTCCTAATTTTGAAGAAAGACAACTACCTTGGGGACTAACCTAATGGCAGGGTATTCGGCTCTGACCCAAAGTGTGATAGTTCAATTCTATCGTCCCCAGCCATACATGGGAGTGTAGCTCAGTAGGAAGAGCACTAGACTTTTGTCAGATATGGGTATTCGCAGTTCAACTCTGCGGTCTGGCACCAAATCTAGGCGTCGAGGGTTCGATTCCCTCCACTCTCACCAGACATGATATGCCGTAGTCGCATAGTTGGTCTAGTGCGCTCCCCTGCTAAGGGAGTGTAGCGAAAGCTACCGTTGGTTCAAATCCAACCTACGGCGCCAGATGTGGACTGTTGGCTTAGAGGCAGCCATCAGCTAAGGAGCCTTTAGTTTCTCCATTTGTGCGAAATGTATTATAGGCTACATTTGTTATAATGACCTATGAGTATGATGTACGGATGGGCAATAGAAATATGAAGTTTGGCGTAAAAGCACACCACATTATGGGAGTATCGCCCCTGCTCTTAGCAGGTGATAGTTGGGTGGCGATATAGCGTTGAGATGTTAGAGGGGACAATAACGCATAGCTCATCTGCCATGTGTAGAAGGAGCGGAGAAATCGCTTTGCGATTTCGTTGAATGCGGTGGCGGAATAGGTAGACGCTATGAACAGTACAGGTAACTAGGGACATCGGTTCGAATCCGACGTGGTGCGTCACATATAAATATGTGATAGTTGAATGGAGTAATTCATGCGCGCAGCGGTTCTGTTTTGGCAATAATCCCTAGTATGTAAGGTGCAAATCCTTACTCGCATTAAATAGACTTGCCCGCGCCTCTGCTTGCAAGCGTACCACGGGGAGCACGCGGCCACAGCGGTTAAAGTGGCATTATGCAGGTGTGGCGTAGTTGGTAGCGTAACGGCCTTCCAAGCCGTGGGCGCGGGTCCGAGTCCCGTCACTTGCTCCAGGATGCTTTAGACAGATTCAGCAATTATTTTCGCTGGCATTTGCGCTATTAGGATTCATCCACCTAATGGAAAAACTGTCTAGTTTTTTAGCCCGGTAGTCTAGCGGCAGGACACGTGGCTTTGACCCACGGCGTGTTGGTTCAACCCCAACCCGGGCTGCTATTTTAGACGCCATTGTGCCACAACAACAGCAATTATTTTGTAGCTCCATTTTATTTTTATTTATAAGGCGTCTAGCGAAAGGAGAAAATATGAGTAAGTTTTTAAAGAATATTAAAGACCTTGAAGCATTTAGAGAAGCGGTGCGGAAATGCACTGGAGATGTTTATTTAGTTAAGAATGACAAGTCAAAACAATTCAATCTTAAAAGTGCTTTATCTGAATATCTAGGATTGGCTAGATTGGCAGAAGCACACGGAGATGAATACGAAGTTTATTGTCAATTTCCTGCTGATGAAGGTAATCTTTTAAAGTATTTCTTTGAGAGATAATGGAATAGTTTTGATATAAATTTAATACTTATAATATGAGGAACGCCCGCATTTGCGGGCGAATTTTTTATATGTGAGGTGAAAATAATGAATCAAGCATATATTAATTTACAAAATATATTAGAAAAAAAATATCCAACAGTAGCTGGAACTTATGTAGTTTCTCAATCTATATTAGATAATGTATTAGCAGGTTCTAGTTTTGGACGTGCCATGATAAATTATATAGGAAATATTCCTCCAGCATCTCAATATAATCTTAATGTAGGAAATTTATCTATAATATCTGCTATGAAATTTTTAGAAAAAGTAATAGTAAATGAAAATAAAAAAGAAAATCAATTTATAAATTTTTTAATGGAAAAAACTGGTTTAACGCCACCTTCTAGTTCAAACGACTGGGTTACTTTTGTTAAAAATTTTCAACAACAATTAGATTTAGGAAATTTAGGTATACAAAGATTAGAAAATGAATTAACTCGTTTAAAATCAAATGAATTGATTGAAGGAAAAACAATAATAACTAAAAATGAAAAAGAAATAACAATTTATATAAGAGAAAGATTAGATGTTTTAGAATATACTAAAAAAGCGCTTACTAGAGTAGCAGAGTATTTAACTGGAAAATATAATCAAGTAGGAGAAAAAATAATAAATTATATTTATAGTAAATATGGAGAAAGTTTAATCGAAGTTTTTGCTACTAATGAAGGTATAGATATAAAATTAAATCAAGGTAATACAAATGGTTTAATATTGGCAATAAGTCAATTATTAATTGAATCATTTTATACAAAAGAAATACAAAAAGCTACTGATACAAAAAATTTAAAATCTTTAAAATATTTAGCTAATAATTTTGAAACAACAATTAAGCAATTTCTTCAAGACGATTCTCGTGCAGAAATGCAAATAAATAATTTATTAACTCGTGCTAAAGAATTACCTTTTTTTACGAGAGATTTAGCTGCTTTATATAAAACAAATCAAAATAATACTAAAACTTCAAATAAGGTAACTCTTCCACAATTTGATTTATCTACTGAAGAAAATACTACAAAAAATATTCAAAATTTACGAAATTATTCAAAAAATAATATTGACTCTAAACCAACTGTACAACTAATAAAAAATACATCAGGATTAAGTGAAGTATCCTCTAATATAAGACAAATAGCAGCTGGAGCAATAAGTGGTATAAATACAGGAAGTAAAGGCGCTAAACCAGATAATACAATAGCTTGGTTATTTATTGATTACTTAAATCAGAATGCAACAGAAGAAATGAAAGAAGATTTAGCAGCAGCACAAGAAGCAATTGCCTATGAAATGCAGGCTTTAAGAGATACATTAAAAAATGTTAATACTACTGATTATTATACACAACAAAAGAAAAATTGGAATGAACGAATAGAGGTTATAGAACTAATACTTAATGAATTAAAAGAAAAATATAATATTTTAGCTAATTGTTTTATAATTGAAGATTCAACTAAACACTATACTAATATGGGTGTGGGCGAAGAAAAAGATTTTTTAGGTGGCAGCCTTGGATCAAATATATCAGATCAAATTGGAAAAATATTAGCACTTCAAGATGGAGGTTTAATAACTAGTGCAGATGCTGATTGGTTAATAACCGCAGCAATAAACTGTGGTTCAGGACTAATCGGTAGTCATTTAAAAAATTCATTAGAAGATTATCTTGCTGTATTTGCTACTATATTATTATTTGATGATCAACAAAATATAGCAAATGAGGTTGCTAATAAAATGATAGAAGATATTCCTAATTCTCAAACTTCTGTAAATAAAATTCATTTATTTTCATTAGATGGTGGATATTATCCATTATCTGTTGTATTACAATTAACTTATGATAAATTAGTTAAAATTTATGGATTAGAAGAAAGTGAATTAAAAACAGATGGATCTCACGGAGCACAAGTAGAAATCAATGGTTTTATAAATCCAGATGATGATTATCCACCAGGAACATATAATAATTTAACACTAAAAAGCTGGGATGAATTATCAGAAAAAGCTAAATCAAGCGTAAAAATGAAAGTAAAATTTGTAAGTAATTTTATGGCACTTTTAAATACTATACTTAGTTCATAAATAGTATATTTTAATTTAGTTTTTATCTTTAATTAATACATACTCTATGAGAAATGATTTTCATTTCATCTTTTTTATGGAGGGGAAGACCAATGGGAACCGCCCAACAAGCATGGGAGTGGGTAGGCCGCAATTTATGGCAAATCATAGTCGTGGCTTCCTTATTCATTGAATTTACTCCCATCAAAATTAATCCGTTATCTGCTATATTCAAATGGCTTGGCAATGCTTTAACCGGCGATATAACAAAAAAATTAGATGAAATCACAGATGAAGTCCGTGACAATGAAAAAGATAGAATACGCTGGGAAATTTTAGATTTTGCCAATTCATGCCATAATGGTAGAAAACATACTAAGGATGAGTTTAGACATATAGATAAACTAAATAAAAAATATATTAAACTACTTCAAGAAACGAAAGATACCAACGGAGAATTTGAAGTAGAATATGAATATATAAAAGACCTATATGCCGAAAGAACTCGTAAAAATGATTTCTTAGAAAATAGGGAGGGAATTTCAGATGACTAATTTTAAAAAGTGGCTCGCGGCCGCAGGTGTTCGCGCCCTAAAGACAGTTGCTCAAACAGCAGTAGCAACAATAGGTACTAGTGCTGTAATTTCAGAAGTAAACTGGGTAATGGTAGCTTCTGCTTCTGTTCTAGCTGGTGTTCTTAGCTTGCTAACAAGCGTTGCTGGCTTACCAGAACTAAAGGTCGAGGAAGAGGCTTAATGCCTCTTTCTTGACTTTTTTTTTATTTTATTGTATAATAATATAAAGAACATAAGGAGGATATTCTGTGGAGAGACGAAGTAAAGAAAAATTAATACCTCTTGAAATCTATACTGATGGCGCACTTAAAAAGATTGGTCAGCAGTCCACTTTTGGTGGGTGGGCTTTTTATGCTTTACGCGAAGGTAATGATTTTTATCATAAGTCAGGTAGTGTTCCAATGACAACTAACCAACGTATGGAATTACAAGCAATTCTTGAAGCACTCAAATATGCGCAGGGTATCCGCCAAAAAGGAGAAAAAGTAATTATCTATAGTGATTCAGCTTATGCTATTAACTGTTATAATCAAGAATGGTATAACAATTGGCGCACAAATGGATGGCAAAATTCTAAAAAACAACCAGTAGCAAATCAAGATTTATGGATAGAAATTATTCCATTTTTCGATAATTTTTGGTATGATTTCCGCAAAGTAGAGGGTCATGCTGGTGTATATTGGAATGAGCAATGTGATAAACTAGCACAACTTGAAGCTGAAACACTAAAGATACATTGGCGAGGTAATAAAAATGGA